CATTCGCAAATAATTAAATAGCATGGCTGAAACAATATTAAAAAGTTCATTTCCTAGTCAAATTGCAAGTGACGCTGAAAAAGCAAGTCTAGAATATGGACTTAAAGTAGCGAGAGCTATAGAGCACGAGTGGTTTAAAAGAGATTCTGGTGCTACACGTTTCTATTCCAATAGAGATGAGTATCATAGATTAAGATTGTATTCCAGAGGTGAACAATCTGTAAAAAAATATAAAGATGAATTATCTATAAATGGTGATTTATCTTATTTAAACTTAGATTGGAAACCAGTACCTATTATACCTAAGTTTGTAGATATAGTTGTTAATGGTATGTCTGACAGGATGTACGATATTAAGGCTTTTTCGCAAGATGATTCAAGTGTAAAGAAAAGAACAGATTACATTGAATCTATAATTACAGATATGCAGACTAGAGAATTGTCTGATAAAATACAAAACACTCTAGGCTTAAATGTGTATAGCAACGATCCAAACAACTTGCCTGAATCAGAAGAAGAGTTGTCGCTACATATGCAACTTGAGTATAAGCAAGCAATTGAAATAGCAGAAGAGCAAGCGATAAACAGTATATTTAACTCTAACAAATATGATCTAACACAGAGACGTGTTAATTATGATTTAGTTACAATTGGTATTGGTTGTGTAAAAAATGACTTTAATAAATCACAAGGTATAAATATACAGTATGTAGATCCAGCTGACATTGTTTATTCTTACACATATTCACCTTATTTCGATGATATATATTATGTAGGTGAAGTAAAAAGTGTAACGGTAGATCAATTAAAAACACAGTTTCCTCATCTTTCTGATGAAGATTTGAAAGATTTAACTAAACAAGGAGTTCAAACATCGGCGTCACATAATAGATTTATTAATGAAGATAGTGTATTAGATGCTAATACTATTCAAGTATTGTACTTTAACTATAAAACATATAATAACGAAGTATACAAAGTAAAGAAAACAGCATCCGGTGCTTTAAAGGTTATAGAAAAAGATGATCAATTTAATCCGCCAAAAGACGCTAGAACTTTATTTGATAAAATATCAAGATCTGTTGAGGTAGTATATGATGGAGCTTTTGTGCTTGGTACTAAGCAAATGCTTAAGTGGGAATTATCTAAAAACATGATAAGACCTAAGAGTGATACTACTAAGGTTATGCTTAACTACAACGTTGTAGCGCCTAGAATATATAAAGGCCGTATTGAATCGTTGGTAAGCCGTATTACTGGTTTTGCTGATATGATACAATTAACACACTTGAAGCTCCAACAAGTATTATCACGTATGATACCAGATGGGGTTTATTTAGACGCAGATGGTTTAGCAGAGATTGATCTTGGTAATGGTACTAATTATAATCCACAAGAAGCATTAAATATGTTCTTCCAAACGGGTTCTGTTATTGGTAGATCATATACGCAGGAAGGTGACATGAACGCCGGTAGAATACCAATACAAGAACTTACGTCTAATGGTGGTAATAATAAAATTGGCTCATTAATAAACACATATAACTATTATTTGCAAATGATAAGAGATGTGACGGGACTTAATGAAGCTAGAGATGGTAGCATGCCAGATAAAAATGCTTTGGTTGGAGTACAGAAATTAGCCGCTGCTAATTCTAATACAGCGACTAGACACATATTACAGTCTAGTTTATATTTAACTGTTAAAACAGCAGAGGCTGTTAGTTTAAGAATATCAGATATATTAGAGTTTTCACCTACAAGAGATGCATTTATTTCAAGCATTGGCAGGTTTAATGTTGGAACGTTAGAAGATATTAAAAATATGCACTTGCATGATTTTGGCATTTACATTGAACTAGCGCCAGATGAGGAAGAAAAACAAATGCTTGAGAACAATATACAACAAGCATTAGCCAAAGATCAGATTTACTTAGAAGATGCTATTGATATTAGAGAGGTTAAAAACTTGAAGTTAGCTAATCAATTGCTAAAGGTTAGACGCAGAAAGAAACAAGAGCGTGATCAGCAAATGCAACAACAAAATATTCAAGCTCAGTCTCAGGCTAATGCACAAGCACAACAAGTTGCTGCTCAGGCAGAAGTGCAAAAACAACAAGCTATTACACAGCAACAAACTGAATTAGAACAAGTTAAAGCTAACTTAGAAATAAATAGACTGCAAACAGAAAAAGAACTTAAGAAAGAACTTATGCAATTTGAGTTTAATTTAAATATGCAGTTAAAGAATTTAGATCAAAAAACTATTGATCAAAAAGAAAAATACAAAGAAGATCGTAAAGACGAAAGAACAAAAATGCAAGCGAGTCAACAATCGCAACTTATAGAGCAAAGACAAACTGGTGGTAAACCAAAGCAGTTTGAGTCATCAGGTAATGACACTATGGGTAGTGGTTTTAACTTAGAGCAATTTGAACCAAGATAACATATTAGTTATCATTTTTATTAATTATATATTATTTTATTATGTCAGATGAAACTACAAATGTTGAAGAGACTGTGCAGGAAGCAGTCGAACAACAAGCAAAAGAACAAGAAACAGTTGAACAAACTGTTGTTGAAACACCAGATGATGATACCAATATCACTACAGCTGAAGATGGTACCATAAAAATTGATCTTACTAAAAAACCTAAACAAGAAACACAAGATGCCGTTCAAGAGCAAGAAACAGCAAGCGTGGATGTGGATCAACAAGCCGAAACTAGCCAAGAAGTGGACAGAGAAGTACGGACCGATAACACAGAAAGCGAAGAGCAAGTAATCGAATTAGTACAAGACGAAGAAGAAACTGTCGAAACAAGCTTATCAGATAAAATAAAAGATATTCCAAATAAGCTTAAAGAAGAGACAGAAGATGTAAATAGTAAACAAGAAGTCAACGACTTACCAGAAAATATAAATAAGTTAGTTGAGTTCATGAAAGAAACTGGTGGTAGTATTCAAGATTATGTTAATCTTAATAAAGACTACGATGCAATGGATGATAATGATTTGTTACGAGAGCATTATCGTCAAACAAAACCACATCTATCAGAAGAAGAAATTAGTTTTTTAATGGAAGACAAATTTTCTTATGATGAAGATGTAGATGAAGAAAGAGATATAAAGCGAAAGAAATTAGCTTTAAAAGAATCTATCGCTGAAGCAAAAAACAGTTTAACTTCTTTGAAGGGTAAATATTACGATGAGCTTAAGTTAAGTTCAAAGTTGTCCGAAGAACAAGCTGAAGCTGTTGAGTTTTACAGTAGATATAAACAAGAGCAAGAATCAACACAAAAATTAGCTCAACAACAAAGATCTGTATTTCAAGAAAGAACAAATAGCTTGTTCAACGACGAATTCAAAGGTTTTGAATACAAAGTCGGTAATAATAAATATAGATTTAAAGTAAAAGACGTAGATAGTGTAAAAAAATCACAGTCGGATATCAATACTTTAATTAGTAAGTATACTAATAAAAACAATGAAATCCAAGATGCTGCAGGTTATCACAAAGCATTATTTACAGCTATGAATGCAGATGCAATAGCTAATCATTTCTACGAACAAGGTAAAGCTGATGCTATTAAGGATCAAATGGCTAAATCTAAAAATGTAGACATGAACCCAAGGGGTACTCATGAGGATGTTACTACTAATTCTGGATTCAAAATTAAAGCTATAAGTGGAGATGACAGCTCGCGACTTAGAATTAAAATTAGAAAATAACTTAAAATCACACTAAAATGGGATTATTTGCAACAGGTGGATCGTTTCCAGCGGGATTAACGCCTTCACCTACCAAAACACTTTTTGGTACTAACTATCTGACTTTTGACTCTGGTTCAGGAGGTGGTACCTTTGCACAACAATTTTTACCTGACGTATACGAAAAGGAAGTTGAGCGTTACGGAAATCGCTCTGTTTCTTCTTTCTTGCGTATGGTGGGAGCTGAAATTCCTTCTGCTTCAGATCAAGTAATTTGGTCAGAGCAAGGAAGATTACATATCGCATATGAAGATATTGATGCGAATACTACAACTAACGTTATTACTCAAAACAGCCACGCTGTTCGCGTTGGTCAAACTGTAGCTATTGCTGAAGGCCTTACTACTGTTAAAGCTGTAGTAACTGCGGTAACAACTAATACATTTACTGTTGCCCCTTATGCTGCGCAAACATTAACTGCCGCGGGTCTTACTTCTGGTAGTGCTGTTGACGTTAAAGTATTTGTTTACGGTTCTGAATTTAAGAAAGGAACTGCTGGTATGGATGGATCTGTAGATGCCGGCTTCCAACAGTTTAGCAACTCACCTATCATTATTAAAGACAAGTATTCTATCTCTGGATCTGATGCTGCTCAAATTGGATGGGTTGAAGTTACTACTGAAAACGGAGCTTCTGGGTATCTATGGTATTTGAAATCAGAGCATGAAACAAGACTTCGTTTTGAAGACTATCTTGAAATGTCAATGGTTGAAGGTGAATTAGCTGTTACTACTGGCAGTGGATCTGAAGCTAATGACCAAGGATACAAAGGTACTGAAGGTCTTTTTGCTGC